ATCATTGTGGAGCATTTGATCATGACCAAAGGGCTAGAGATACCCAAGCAAGAGTTCGCTAAAGAAGCGATTGAGACCTCGGTGGAGATTATGCGCCGGGAAGACATTAACGTGAAGGACAAACTGGCTGCGGCTAAGACTGTTCTGGAATGGACGATGGCGAAGCCTGCTAGTGAGACCACGGTGAACGTCAAGACCGCTGAGTCGTTCCTGGATGAGATCGCTGCCGAGGTAGGCCTTAACAAAGAATGAGTGATGCGCAGCGCGAAGTAAGAAAGCGGCTGCTGGAAGACTTCGAGTTCTACGCGAAACATGCATTGAAGATCAGGACCAAGGAAGGCGATATCCGTCCCCTGGTCCTCAACGAAGCCCAACGGATCTTCGTAGACAAGGTGATGCACCAGCTCACCACGAACGGGAAGATCCGCGCAGTGGTCCTCAAGGGACGGCAGCAAGGGCTGTCAACCGTCATCGAAGCCATCATCTATTGGTGGACCAGCCAGCACAAGGCGAACAAGGCTATCGTGATGACGCACCAATCGGAGAGCACCAAGGCTCTCTTTGACATGGTGAAACGTTATCACGATTCCTGCCCTGAAATCCTCAAACCCCATACCAAGTACAGTTCCCGCAAGGAACTCACCTTCGACAAGCTGGACTCCTCCTACATGGTGGCAACAGCCGGTGGTGAGGGTGTAGGCCGTGGCGAGACGCTGCAGTTGGCGCATCTCTCCGAGGCAGCGTTCTACCCCCCTGCGACCGCCAAGGAAAACATCAACGGCCTGATGCAGGCGATCCCCAACAGTCGCGGCACCATGGTCTTCGTGGAATCCACAGCCAACGGTGTAGCGAATCCTTTTCATCATATCTGGACCCAGGCAGTCGAAGGCAAGTCCGAGTTTGAACCGATCTTCATTCCTTGGTTCATCCAACAGGAATACCGGGAACCTGTCCCTAAGAACTTCCAGCGCACCCCTGATGAAGAGGATCTGGTCAAGAAGTACGGACTTGATGATGAACAGTTGATGTTCCGTAGAAGGAAGATCGCAGTAAACGGGTTAGAGATGTTCCAGCAGGAATACCCTTGCTGCGCTGATGAAGCGTTCCTCACATCCGGGCGTCCTGTATTCAACTCCCAGCAGATCGCAGACCGCATCGAAAAGACCCCAGCAATCGTCTCCAGACTCGCTCTGGAATCCGAAGAGTGGGTTGAACATGTCCGTGGCGAACTCCTTCTCTACAAGCATCACGATTCTGCAGAGGCTTACTACATTGGTGCTGACGTTGCCATGGGTGTCCGTGGTGGAGACTGGTCTGTGGCGCAGGTGCTTGACTCCAAGAAGGAGCAAGTGGCTGTGTTCCGTGCCCAGATCCATCCAGACTACTTCGCAACAGTACTCAACCATCTAGGCTACTTCTTCAACACCGCAAGGATCGGCGTCGAGTCCAACAACCACGGCATCCTGACGGTCACTAGGCTGGGCAAGGATTTCGCTTACCCCAACCTCTATTTTGATACACAGGTCGATAAGCTGACTGAGCAGGAATCGCAGCAATTCGGCTTCAGGACCACAGTTAAAACCAAGCCACTCATTATCGATCAGCTCCGCGCAGCCCTCCGGGAAAACCAGATCCTCCTCAACGACAAGACCACCCTCAGGGAGATGTTGACCTATGTGGTCACCGAGGAAGGAAAGATTGAGGCTGAGAAGGGGTGTCACGATGACTGTGTGATGTCCCTAGCAATTGCAAACTTTATTCATGAAGGTCGGTTCACTCCTGTGGAGGTAACGGACGATTATTACATCGAGACTATTTAACCATGGCGACAAAACGCTTCAAGCCTTTGGGCAAGGATGAGTTGGCCGCGATACTGGAACAGCAGATCAAATCCAGCGTCAACTACAACAATTCCAAACTGTCGAAAGAACGTCAAAACGTCATCGACTACTACAATGCGAAACTCCCCAAGCCGCAGCACGAAGGAAATAGCAAGTACGTCTCTATGGATGTGTTCGATTCTGTAGAGTCTCTCAAAGCCGTACTTCTCGAAACCTTTGCTGCCGGTAACGATATCGTCGCCTTTGATCCGCAAGGCGAGGATGATGTCGAGCAGTGCCGCGAACAGACTGAGTATGCCGACTACATCATCCATCGGCAGAACGATAGCTACAAGATTTTCTCCGAGGTCATCCAGGACGGTCTGATGGCCCGCGTAGGGGTCGCCAAGGTCTATTGGGAAGAATGCATCGAGGAAGTCGAGGAAGAGTTCTCCAACCTCACCCAGGATGAACTGGACCTGCTGCTGGCCCATGACGACATCAAGGAAATCCGTGCTGAAGAGGGAGAAGTCCCCGGTCTCTACGATGGCGAACTGGTGCGTACCGTCTCCAAGTCCCAAGTCCGCGTTGATCCCATCGCTCCCAACGAGTTCTTCATTACCTCGACATCCAAGGATATCCCTTCAGCTCCCTTCGTTGCCCACGGCACCAAGAAGACCTTCTCGGACTTGCTGAAGGAAGGTTATGACCCCAAGAAGGTGGCGAAGATCACCACTGAGGATGGCGAAGCGTTAGACAAGGATCCTGAGGCCCAGGCACGTTATAGCGATGTCACGGATTCCACCATCGGCATGGATGGTGAAGTGCAAGAGCAGTCCCGCTATGTGATGGTTTATGAATGCTACCTGCATCTGGACATGGAAGGCTCTGGCAAGACTTGCCTGTACAAGGTCACCAAGGCAGGTAACGTGATTCTGGATACCGAAAAGGTAGACAAGAAACCGTTCATCCACTTCTGCCCGATCCCGATGCCGCACAGCTTCTATGGAAGCAACTACGCTGCCCGCGTGATCCCGACACAGAATGCAAGGACTGTCTTGGTCCGTGGCATCCTGGACCATACACTGATTACCAACAACCCCCGCTACATGGTGGTCAAGGGCAGTGTCACGAATCCCAAGGAAATGATCGAGAACCGCATCGGTGGCTTGGTCAACGTGACCCGTCCAGATGGCATCCTGCCGTTCCCGCAGGCTGGCTTGAACCCGTTCGTGTTCCAGACCATTCAATTACTGGACGAGGATAAGGAAGAAGCGACAGGTGTCTCCAAGCTATCCCAGGGTCTCAACAAAGATGCAGTCTCCAAGCAGAACTCGCAAGGCATGGTCAATGATTTGGTCTCCCTGTCGCAGCAACGCGAGAAGATCATTGCCCGCAACTTCGCCAATCAGTTCATCAAGCCTTTGTATCTGGAAGTCATCCGTCTTGCGATGGCCCATGAGAAGGGTGAAAAGATCATCGAAGTGGCGGGTCAGTTCAAGCGGATTGATCCTACCGTCTGGGCAGAGCGTACCACTTGCACGGTACAACTGAAGCTCGGCTATGGCGAACAGGAGAAGGAAGCCCAGAAGTTGATGGGTCTCCATGCCATGCTGTCACAGGACGAAGCAGCCAAACGCATGTACACGGAGCAGAACCGCTTCCAGATGTACAAGGATATCTTCAAGTCTGCAGGGCACAAGAACATCGCTGCCTACCTCACTTCCCCTGATCAACTTGGGCCGCAGAAGCCTGACCCGATGCTCCTGAAGAAAATGGAACTCGAAGAGCGTCATGTCAAGACGCAGGAAGTCATCGCAAAGGCCCAGGCAGACAAGGCTACAACCCATGCCGAAGTCGAGCGTATGCGCGTCCAGATCGAACAGATGTCAGCACAGCTTGAGAAGATGGTCAAGGACCGTGAACTCGATATCCGTGAGTTCGATTCCACCAGCAAGGCAGCAATTGCAGCAGAAGAACTCCAGATGGCTAAGGAGACCCCGGCTGTGGATCGTACTGCGATTGTCTCTCCTAACAGTTAATGACTAACGAACAATACATCCAGCGAGGCAACCTAGCGGAAGCCTTGCTTACCCAAGAAACCTTTCAACTGGTCGCCAACGAACTGACCCAGCACTACATCCAGACCTCCTTCAATACCGATCCTCTGCAAAAGGAAACGCGGGAATCCTGCTATTTCCAAGCCAGAGGTCTGCAGGATCTCATTGGAGTGCTGAATCAATGGGTCGCTGTGCGTGACCAAATCATAGCCAACTCTTCCCAAGAGGAAGAGGCATACGAGGATTAACAATTAATGAGTACCCAAGCTACTACCCCTAACGGCGTGGCAACCAATAGCAACACCCAATCAGCTTCCCCGATTCTCCACACGGAGGACGATGCTGCTGATGCTTTCCTAAGTAACTGGAGTGATGAGGACAACGAAAGTTCATCCCAAGCTTCTGCGGAAATCGAAGAAGAAGAACAAGAGTCTGACGAGCCTGAGCAAGGAGAACAGGACGAGGACGAAGCTGAAGATGCTGTAGAGGAATCTGAAGAATCCGAGGAAGACCCTCAGGAAGACTCCGAGGACACCGAAGAGGACAAAGACGAGGCAAAGGAATCCAAGGATGCCAAGAAGGTCCTGGAAGACGATGCGGTAGTCAAGCTCAAGGTGGACGATCAGGAGTTGGAGGTATCTGTCAAGGATCTCAAGCGTCTCTATGGTCAGGAAGCAGCTCTCACACGGAAGAGCCAGGAAGTCGCGACCAAGCGCAAGGAAGTCGAAGGTGCGGGTGTCGAACTGGCTGCAGTGCTGGACCGGATGTACAAGAAGGCGGAAGAGCGTTACAAGCCCTATGCCGAGATTGACATGCTGGTGGCAAGCAAGTCGTTGGATGCCGATACGTTCGCAGCGTTGCGCAAGGAAGCACAAGCGGCTTACGAGGATTTCCGTTTCATTTCTGAAGAAGCCAAAGGCTTTATCGCCAAGGCAGAACAAAACAAGCAAAGGATGCTCCAGGAAGCGGCGAAGGAAGCCGTGAAGGTCCTGAAGCAAGACATCCCGAACTGGTCGTCACAACTGTACGACTCGATCCGGGACTATGCCATCACCAACGGCATGGATGCAGAGGTTGTGAACAACATGGTTGACCCTGTGGCAATCAAGCTGCTTCACAAGGCGCGTCTGTACGATGAATCGAAGAAGATTGCCACCAAGAAGAAGGTGATCGCTCCCAAGAAAGTCATCAAGTCCACCAATGCCGTTACCACAGCGGATACCAAGAACGAACGGGTCGCCAAGGCCCAGCAGCGTGTGCGCAGCAATGGCGGCGGCACGGATGACGTAGCGAACCTGTTCCTGTCCCGTTGGGCATCCGACGAATAAACCAAATCAATTCAATATTAGGAAAGCATTAAATGACTACCGCACATTTCAAGACCTATGATCAAGTAGGCAAGAAGGAAGACGTTTCGGACGTTATCAGCAACATCTCCCCGACCAAGACCCCGTTCCAGTCGCTGATCGGTTCGGACAAGGTTTCCAATACCGTGTACCAGTGGCAAGAGGACAGCCTGGCTGCTGTGGCTACCAATGCCGTGGTTGAAGGTGCCGATGCGGTCGATAGCAACATGTCTCCGACCGTCATGCGTTCCAACTACACCCAGATCATGCAGAAGACTATCAAGGTCTCTGCTACGTCGGATGTGGTGGCTACCTATGGTCGTGCCAAGGAAACCGCGCTGCAACTGGCGAACAAGTCGGCTGAACTCAAGCGCGAGATGGAATACCACTTGGTTGGTATCGCCCAGAACGCTGCTGCCGGTTCGTCGTCTGTGGCCCGTAAGTTCGGCAACGTGTTTGGACAAGACGCTGCAGGTACGGCACTGATCTCTGCCACGGTCACGGTAGACCATACCGCTACCCCGGCTGCTCTGTCGGAAAGCGACATCCTGACCGTCAACCAGGCGCTGTATGAGCAGGGTTCCGAAGCCAAGTACATCATGATCAAGCCGGCTGACTCGCTGATCGTGGCTGGCTTTGCTGCCGCTGCTGGGCGTACCCGTGAAATCAACAACGGCACCGCTGACCGCGCCATCATCAACGCGGTGGACCTGTACGTGTCGCCGTTCGGTGAGCAGAAGGTCATCATCAACCGCTTCCTGAAGGCTACCGAAGCCCTGATCTTCTCGCCGGAAAACTGGAAGCTGTCCACCCTGCGTCCGTGGACCCGCACGCTGCTGGCGAAGACTGGCGATGCTGACCGTCATCAGATCGTTGGTGAGTTCGGTCTCAAGCATGTCAACTACCTGGCTACGGGCCGTGTAACCGGCTTGACTGGCACGAACCCGACCCTGCCGTAATCCTTAGCTAATCTTAGCTAGACCGTAAGACCTCCAAGGGAAACCTTGGGGGTCTTTTCTTTTATACCTATGAACACACTATTTGATAACGAGATCTCCCGTATTGAGGAGAACTCCGAGGGCTTGATCATCGAAAAAGCCCAGTTCATCTCTCCAGAGTACCTGGACTCCCTCAAGCAGCAGCGCAGCGAGAGCAAGCACCGCAAGGAAGGCGAATACATGCGGGTTGCCTCGATCCCCGTGGCTGTCATCGACAAATGGCTCAACGAAGGTTTTGACTTCTGGAATGAGCCTGCCAAGAAGATCCTCGCCAAGCTCAAGGAAGAAGGCTTGGATTACTTCATCACGACAGACAAACAAGTTTGACAGATAAGAACATATGAATAAAGCAGAAATCCGCACCCAGGTACAGGCACTGCTCACCCGCAACGATGTCACGAACGACCTCTTAGACACCTTCATCGATCAGGCAGTCTCCCGCATCCAGCGTACCCTGCGGATTCCTGCCATGGAGAAGGCTGTCACCTACACGGTCACCGATATTACCCCTGAGACCCTTCTCATCCCCAACGACTTCCTGAGCATCAAGCATCTCTACATCGATGGCTACCTGCTCGAATACCTGGATGTCGGCAGGTTCATTCAGATGTCTTTTGGAGCCACCACGGGAACCCCAAGGTTCTACACCAGACTCCAGGGACAGTTTCAGATTACTCCGACTCCCGTCAAGGATTCCACGGTCACCCTGGTCTACTACGGGGAAATCCCGGATCTGGTGACCGACACCGACATGAATTTCCTGACCGAGATTGCTCCTGATCTGTTGATCTATGGTGCCCTCACCTTTGCTGCGGTTTATTACATTGACGAGCGAAAGCCCGGATTCGAGGCCGAGTTCACGCGTATCTATGGTGAAGTGGAAGAACAGGCAAGGATAGCCGAGATGGAGCAGAGTGCCATGCGGATCGCTCCTGCATACGATGTGGATTACTAGGAGAATGCATGGCTAAGAACAGTTTTTTCTACGGGGGAGCCTCCTCGGTCAACCCTGACACCGTAAGCGAGTTCCTGGTCCTGGCGCAGGATTCCGTGGATGCCGCTGCTGCCAGTGCAGCCGCTGCTGCAGCCTCTGCTACCACTGCGGAAAGCGCGGCAGCAGCGGGGATTGCCTCTCACACATCTAACACCAGCAACCCGCATGCCGTGACCAAGACCCAGGTCGGTCTAGGCAGTGTTGACAATACCAGTGACATCAACAAGCCAGTCTCCACAGCGCAGCAGGCGGCACTGGATGCGGTAGCAACGACTGCGGCTGGTAATCTGGCAGCACACACAGGGAATACGACCAACCCGCATGCCGTGACCAAGACCCAGGTAGGGTTGTCGAATGTGGATAACACCAGTGATGCCAACAAGCCAATCTCCACGGCAACCCAGACTGCCTTGAATCTTAAGGCCCCGTTAGACAGCCCTGCGTTCACAGGGACACCTACGGTGCCCACGGCTGTCGCAGGGACAAGTACGATCCAGGCTTCAAGCACAGCATTCGTGCAGCAAGAGCTGACGAGCCAGGCAGTGAAGCTGACCGGAGCACAGACCGTTGCTGGGGTCAAGACCTTTAGTTCTGGGGTCAACACACCATCAATCAACGGCGGCCCGCTGGCTGGTACGCGCAACCGCATCATCAATGGCAACTTCGCCATCAACCAGCGCGGCGTATCGGGAACCGTGACGCTTGCCGCGGGCGCTTACGGGCATGACCGCTGGAAGGCCGGCGCATCAGGCTGTACCTATACATTTGCGGCTTCCGGCAATGACACGGTGATCACGATTACGTCCGGTTCGCTGATGCAAGTGGTCGAGGGCGTGAACGTCGAGGGCGGCCAGTACACACTGAACAACGGCGGCGGCACCGCGCAGATGCGAGTGGCGATCAATGGCGCGGCAACCTCCGGCGCGTATGCCAGTGGTCCTCTCACGACCTCCAGTGCGACGGCGAATCAGTCCATCACAGTGGAATTCACCACGGGCACAGTTGGCAAGGTGCAGTTGGAGCCGGGCACCACGGCATCGACGTTTGAGCGGCGGCTTTACGGCATGGAACTCGCGCTGTGCCAGCGGTATTACGAAAAAGGGAATGTCGCGCTGCGCACGAATGGAACCGGCAGCGGCGGCAATGGAACATTCATTTCGTTTGCAGAGCCAAAGCGGACCACTCCGACAATAGTCTATTCCAGCACCACTTACACATATGGATGCAGCGGCATCTCTTCCAATCCGTTCGCCAACGGTTTTGAGTGCTTTGTATCAGCTACGGGGGCCTGTGCTTTCGCGTCCGTATGGGAAACCTCAGGAGCGGAGCTATAAACCATGTATAAACTGACCAATACAGCCAACATTCTCCGCACCGCAGACAACGCCTTCATTCCCCCAGATACTGCCAATACCGACTATCAGGCATATCTCGCCTGGGTCGAGGCTGGCAATGCGCCGGAACCAGCCGATGCACCGACACCTGAGCAGCAAATCGACTCCAACAAGGCCGCGATTCAGACGGAGCTGGACCGGCAGGCGCAACTGAAAGGCTACGACACCATCATCTCGGCCTGCAGCTATGCGGCGCAGGCCAGCGGTGAGCCGTTCCAGGCCGAAGGCGCGGCCTTCCTCAAATGGCGCAGCGATGTCTGGACGCAGGCGAATGCGGTCTTAGCCGATGTCCAAGCCGGAGCCCGTCCCATGCCCACCCCGGAAGAGGCCGTCGCCATGCTGCCTGCCTTGGTGCTGCCATGAAGACCTACTTCAGTCGTCTCTTTGTCACCCTAGACATCCTGATCAACGTCTTAATTGGGGGCAAGATTGAAACGCTGTCGTCCCGCATGGGCAGGGCAATTCAAGAAGGTCGCAACTGTCTCCTCTGCAAACTCCTGTGTGGCCTCTTGGATCTCCGTTGGAAAGACCATTGCGTTAACAACATCATGGAACCCAAAGGATAGGCGGCTGTGTAGCAATGATTATCAATAAGGAACAAACGATGGTAGAGCATTCCAAGGCAGCAGGGGATTGGATCTCCCTTGGGGCTACGGTCGGCGCTGTTGCTGGATGGCTACCATCCATCGCAGCCCTGGCCTCACTCATCTATACCGCCATGCGGATCTATGAGTGGATCGAAATCCGAAGAATGAAAAAGGAAATGACAAATGAAAGACCTAGTACAACGCTTTAAAGAACCCTCCTCCTGGGCTGGTATTGCTGTCCTGGTGAACGTTATGGCTCCCATGATCGGCATCCCTCCAGGTGTCGGTGATGCGGTAGTCGCGGCAGGCACCGGCATTGCTGGCCTGTTGGCTTTCTTCCTGAAAGAGAATGTCTGAGGCGGGCTTGGACATCCCAAGACTCAAGGACCGTCTGAAGATCTCCGAGGGGGTCCGCCCCAAGGTCTACCTTGACTCCGTTGGGATACCCACCATCGGCGTAGGACGCAACCTGCGGGATGTGGGGCTCAGTGATAGTGAGATCGATATCCTGCTGGAGAATGACATCAAGAGGACCATGGAGTCTTTGGATGCCAAGCTCCCCTGGTGGAAATCCCTGGATCCGGTCAGGCAATCCGTACTCGCTGACATGTGTTTCAACATGGGAATCAACAAGCTACTTGGCTTTGTGAATACCTTGCGATTCGTGCAGGCTGGGGATTATATCCAGGCTGCAAGGAACATGGAAAAGAGCCTGTGGTACAAGCAGGTAGGCAACCGTGCCAAACACTTGGTTGCCATGATGGAAACAGGTAAGGAATAAAAAAAAGCAGACCCGGTTAAGGATCTGCTCTGTTGTGCTCAGGATGCCCTTTCGGGTGTCCTTTTTTTTCGTTTAGGGGTGGGGATAAACGGTGTGTATTTTCATTTCCCCTGTACCGTAAGTGCTTGATTTTAAACGAAAAAAGTGTATGGCGTCCCCAAGGGGACACTCTAAATTAGTAAGTTTTTCCACTCTTGACTTTCATATTCAACTAGTTAGAATAGGACCTTTATGGGTATAACAGGAGGGGATAACCATGTATCTGGAACTGAAGTATAACACCTATCTCGCCAAGCTGGACCTATCCCCCAAGGTGGCTAAGGCTCTGGGGAAGCGCAGGTTCGTCAAGTCTCTTCAGACTTCCGATCTGGCGGAAGCTAAGAGAAAGGCAGCGGTCTTGGAGGCACTTTGGAGAGCTGAGATCGCTGCGGTAACCAGCGGAGCTGTGGTAGAAAAGAGAGCCGAGTTCTGGAGAGGCTTGCTCAAGATGGCTACCCCGGAAGAGAGGGCACTCCTGATGGTCCAGTTGGATGATGAAGTGGATGGGATGCTCGATGCATCTGGGGTCGACAAGGCTGAGGAAGGCTCTGAGAGGCTCCCAGAGGCTCTACAGGCGCGTAGATTCGTCAAGATAGCCACAGGTAGGCTAACGTCCTTAGAATCGTTCCTAGAGCCGTTTAGGGCTGCACAGACGCACATTGAAGCGAAGACCCTGCACATGCAACTGGCCGAGGCAACCAAGTTCTCTCAGAAGTTCAAGTATCTGGAGGATGTCAATGCTCAGGAATGGGTGGACATGATGATCGCAGACGGGAAGGCCCCAGGGACCATTAAGAAATCCATTACCTTCATCCGGGGGTTCCTCAGGTTTATCAAGAAAGGGTCTGAGGACCTGTTCAAGAATGTTGAGATGCCGAAGATTCCAAAGAAGATGGTGTCTAAAACCAACGTTAGACCTTTTACCCCTGCGGAGGTCTCTCAACTCTATGCAACTGCGCTCAAGGAAGGTAAGACCCAACTGGCTGACCTGATCGACATTGGTAGGTGGACAGGGGCGCGGCTGGAAGAGATATGTCGCTTGAAGGTGAGTGACATACAGGACGGGCATTTCAATATCACAGATGCCAAGAGCCAGGCAGGAAACAGGGCTGTCCCGATCCACCCGGAGCTTCAACCTGTGCTGGACAGATTGTGCAAGGAATCCGCAGATGGCTATGTTTTGTCAGGACTGACCTTTAGCAAGTTCGGGGATAGGTCCAACATGATCGGGAAAAGGTTTGGTCTGTTGAAATCTAAGATGGGATACGACCGCAGCAAGGTCTTCCATTCGATCCGAAAGACGGTCGTGACTCAGCTAGAGAACGCAGGGGTCCTGGAGAACATTGCTGCGGATATCGTGGGACATGACAAGCCGAATATTACCTTTGGCTTGTATGGGGGAGGGGCAAGTCTGGAGGTTAAAGCCGAGGCACTGAGGAAGCTTCGGTATCCTTAACATGTTCTACAACAAGGGCATGGCACAGGTCAAGTTCCCTCAACTGTCCTGCCCAATTCCCGACCACCTTGAAGGCTAAGGATTCCTCCATGTGGTCGGTGATGCCGTTGGGATGCGAGTCTACCAAGGCCCGTATCCCTTCATGGGTATCATCAATCGTTATCGTCAATCTCATTTAATCCTTTCGCTTTCACCATATCCATCACCCCCTTCATCAAGGCTGTCTTGTCTTCAACCAGCTTGACCATGACGGCTTCCAGGAACTGCTCATAGGTGATATCAGGGCATTCCTTCCACTGATCCAGGAGTCTCCTGACAGTCGTATCGACCTCAGCCATCTTCAGGACGGTGATGTAGTGGTTGTCTAGTGGGTCAAACATAAAAAAGCCTCCATGGTTAGAGGAGGCCATTGTATTTCAATTCCTTGCTGTTAACTCAATTAACCACCGCATTGAGTAGATCCTGATCATCAATGTGAGCATATCTCAACGTGGTCTCAATCTTCCTATGTCCTAACATCTTCTGGACCACCGTGATATTCCTAGACTTCTTCAGGAGCCTCGTAGCAGTCGTATGGCGCAACGTGTGCAATACGAAATCCTTGTCATCCTTGAGACCCATGGATTCCCTTAGCTTCCCCCAGACACTCCTGAGCTTGACTTCATCCAGAGACCACGGGAGATGGTCTTGGAGGACATTAGCTGCCTTGGGAGTCAAGGGGACTGACCTAGATTTCTTGGTCTTGGTAATCCACAAATGAGCCCACTTCCCCTCTTCGACATCCTTGGGCTGGAGCCTCAACAACTCTCCTCTCCGCATCCCGGTCTCAATC